GCTTCCCTGTCATATATGGAATAGCTACATATGAAGATGACGATGGATATGAGCAAGACTATAAGTTATCGTATACTGAAATCGACAAAATTTATGAGGAAGTTTACGAGGCTATGCGTGAAGAACCTATCTATGATGAATACGGAGGTGCGTTATGAAAATAGATATTACAGATGACCAAAGATTTGACAGAGAATGTGATTTTATGCAAGACAAGGGGTTTACTTTATACGATGAAGATAGAGATACGTGTTGGATACCCCCTCACAATTTTACAAAGAAAGAGCAAGAGGTTATAGAGCAAGAGGTAAAAGAAATTGCGTGGTACCCGTACCCGATTGCATGGGACTTAATTAAAAAGGAGATAGTGTTATGACAGTAGAACAAATAAAGCAATGGCTAGTAAATGAAATACAACACAACGACCCTGTTGTGAACGGAACAGAAGAGATGAGCGATGGCACATACGACATTCATGTAGGGCGAATGGAGTGTGCTGAAAGTCTCTTAAAACAAATAGAGGAGAGTGAACATGAGTAAACTAAAACTAAAGCCGTATCGCGTGTACATCACGCAGTACGTAAGACCGATAGATGTTATGGCGGTAAGTACAACTCAAGCAAAAAGAATTGCGACCGAAGACCATACATGGGAAGTGGTAGACGCTGAAGTTAGAGCAGAGTTTCAAGAGGCGACAGAACAAGAGGTTATAGATGAAGAAGACTATCAGTACAGGGGGAACACATAATGTACCATGTGCAAATGAAAAAATCTTTCGATCGAGGTGGAGACAAGTGGATGTCAGCCTGGGAGGGCGCAGAATACAACACCCAAGAAGAGGCGTTCGACATGTTAGATGAATACCTAGAAGAGGCAAAGGAAGATGGGCTTGAATATAACCGAGACCATTATCGAGTTAAATATATAGAGGGCATAGTCATAGACTTTAGCCCCGAGGGAGAAGAGTAATGCCTAAAGAAAAGATTGATTATGTAGAGCAAGACATTTATGACTACTTTGGGGCAGACCAAAATATTTGGAAAGCCGAACGACATGAACTACTGGGAATCATTGGGGGCATGAGTGGCATACTAGAACTCATATGGCACAACCAAGTGACACCCGAGCGTTCATTCAAAGACTTCAAGGAATGGCTGAAAGAAACAAAAGAACTTGACATGATACAAGTTGTGGACAATACTAATACTCCAATAAAAATCGGAGAGAGTTAATGGCACACCATATTTTTCTCGAAGTTCGTAGATTACTCATGGACTTCGTTGCCTTACTAGATAAACATAGCATAGGTAATGAAGAGCGAGAGGAGGCTAATCGAATTATCGAAGGGCTAACAATAATAATGAAAGACGAGAAGTTTGTAGAGCATCTTGAAACCGAAATAAAGCAACACGAACATCAACAAATATCAGAGGACATTGCAGACGAGATTTTATCTCATGGATGTCCGAATGGTAATTGTGATGTGTAACAGAGAGAGCAGTATTTTATTTTAATTAAATGGAGAGAGTGAATGAACCAAGTAACAAAGAAAAACGCAATAGCATTAGCAGTTATCGTAGCAGTGGGTGGACTTATTTATGTGTCTGGTGAAGACATACCCGCACCCGCGTCAACACCCGCGGTAGTCACAGTTGAAACTATCTCAGAATCAGAGGCTAAAGCACTGGCATCAAAGGATGCCGGTATTGACCTTATAAATCTTGGAGAAGAAACAGTTCTTCCGGAAATCGCGGGATACGACAACCCAACAGTTGATGACCTACCCCCACTTACATTGGATGGTTCACACCTACCCGACATAGTGGGCTATGAGTCGCCATCAGCTGATGAACTTCCGCCACTAGAATCATAGTGGCAACACCCGAAAAGAAAGTAAAACAAAAAGTATGTGCCAAGCTTAAAGAACTTGGTGCGTACTACTTTTATGCCTCAACGGGAGGATATGGGGCAAGTGGTGTACCTGACATCGTCGCATGTTACAAAGGTAAGTTTATCGGGATCGAGTGTAAAGCCAATGGCAACAAAGCAACGGCCTTACAACAGAAACACTTACGCGAGATAAGTATGCAACAAGGAGTCTCACTAATTATTGACGAGACGAATATTGAGATGTTAGAGTATTACGTTAAAGGTAAACGAGTGATGAGTTTGGAGAGTAAAACATGAGAGCAGACCTAAAAGATGATGTTGTGAACCACCCAACACATTACACTATAACCAAGTTTGAAGTGATAGAAGTGTTAGAGGAGTTTTTCCCTGACGACCCATTACTTTGGCAGTGTGGTAAGTATTTATTAAGATGTAAACACAAAGGCAACCAAGCCCAAGACTTAAAAAAAATGGTGTGGTATGCTAATAGACAAATCAAAAAATTAGAGAAAGGAAATAAATGACTGTGAAACGTAGACATTATTCAGATGAAAAAGAACAAGAGTTTTTAACAAGAGCGATAGCATATATGGAGAAAAACCCAAAGACAACTAGGGGTAAAATTGCTTTATACGCGGGGGTGGGGGTTAGTGTGTTAGAACGATTTGAGAAAGAGGGTAGACTAACACTGCCTCCGAAGTTGACTACAAAACAGGCTAGGGCTACAAGCCCGTGGGCAAAAGGTCACATGGTATGAGTGACGAGATAGACGTAGCCAATAACGAAGCACAGAAACAATTAGAGGCGACTCTAAAAAGTGTTGACACGTCTGTTGAAGAAAACGGCACCGGCAAATGCATGTGGTGTGAAAAAGAAGTAAAAGATAAAAGAAGATGGTGTTCAGTTGAATGCCGGGACGAGCATACATTTTATGCTAACAAACTATAAGGAGAACGACATGACTGTGTGGCCTCAAGAACATAAAGATCCTGATGAAGATGAGAAAGATGTACACTCTCTATCAGAAAGGGATTACAAAGTATTAGAGTATTTTGTTAATACTGTAGTGATTGTGACGGCGAGTTACGCGCTTTATCTGTTGCTGACATAATGACTATAATTAAAGAAGATAACAGAATTGGCCCCGCAGTGTGTTGTAAGTGTGGCGATGACGCAAAGATTAACCACGGGGGCAAGTGGTATTGCTCAATAGAATCAGACATGGGCGTGATGAACTTGAAAGGATTTTGTATAAAAGAGAGGAAAAATAATGGAAAAAGTTTATGATATATGGATTGAGTTAAATAAAGAGTTAATGACGGTAAGAGCAGAAAACTTAACAGAAGCTTTACAAGAAACAAAAAAAGAATTAAATAAAATAATTGATAGTATCACTGAAGAAGACCTAAAGAAAAATATAGATACTGAAAGGGGGTTACATTACTATGAATTTAAAAAGAAAGATAATTCCTCTTTGCACGCAACATACGATAACACAGATATTGTCATATATGACGCTTTAGATTATTCATATGTGGAGGGTAAAAAATTTGATGATGTTGGGAACTATGATTTGTTAAATTGGGATAGACCTGAAATAAAACATCTTGTAACTCATTCTTTTTGTAGTTGTTGTGACCATGTACTTCCTAAAAAAGATATAAAGGATTGTTGGGGAGAAAAAGATAATATTTTAAAAAATGAATGTAAAGAAAAAGGTTTGAATTACGAGTATCTTGAAGATATTTCTTCCATTTGTAATACATGTATTGATGATGAAGCATATATGGGTGAGTACAACAGAATTAAAGAAATTGAAGAAGAATTTAAAGCGAAAGGGACAACTTGAATCTAATAACGATTGACTTTGAAACATTTTACGATGTGGGATTTAGTCTATCTCGAATGACAACAGAAGAATACATTAATGATGAGCGATTCCAAATCATTGGTGTAGCAATAAAAATAGATGACGGAAAAACAGAATGGTATGCCGGAGAAGAGGTAGTAGCAAAAGCCATAGCCGACATCGCGTGGGCTGATGCAATGTTATTGTGTCACAACACTTTGTTTGATGGCGCTATTCTTAAATGGAAGTTTGGTGCAGAGCCGATGAAATACCTAGACACCTTGTGTATGGCGAGATCAATACATGGAGTAGATGCCGGGGGTTCACTTAAAGCTTTGGCTGAACGTTACAAACTGGGAGAAAAAGGTACAGAAGTCTTGGATGCTAAAGGTAAACGCATAGAAGACTTTCGCGACCATGAGCTACGTCAATACGGGGTGTACTGTAAGAACGACGTGAAGCTCACTTACGAGCTATTCAAGAAGTTAGCTATTAATTATCCGGCTAATGAACTTAGGCTTATTGATATTACATTACGCATGTACATCTTACCCGAGTTAAAGTTAGACACAGATTTACTTGTGGATAGATTGAAAGATGTCAAGAGTGAAAAGCTTAATCTACTACAAACACTTGCGGACAAACATGAATGTGAAGTAGAAGAAGTGCGTAAAAGATTAGCAAGTAATAAACAGTTTGCTAACGTGTTGGAACAGCTAAATGTACCAGTACCAATGAAGACAAGCCCAACAACAGGGAAAGAAACTTATGCATTGGCCAAGGGTGACCAAGGGTTTTTAGCTTTATGTGAACACTCAAACGCTTTTGTACAAGAGCTATGTGCAGTAAGACTCGGCACCAAATCTACGATTGAAGAAACTCGCATAGAGCGGTTTATTGGTATAGCCGAACGTAACCACAATCAACTCCCTATACCTTTGAAATATTATGGCGCACATACAGGACGTTGGGCCGGTTCAGACAAAGTAAACTTCCAGAACCTACCATCGCGCGACAAGAAACAAAAGGCATTGAAGAACGCTATCCTCCCCCCAGACAACCACGTGATTATAAATTGTGACTCTTCGCAGATCGAAGCTCGTATACTAGTCTGGTTTGCCGGACAACACGACGTACTTAAACAGTTTGAAAGGGGGGAAGACGTGTATTCAGTGTTTGCATCTAAAGTTTATGCCAAGCCTCAAGTAAATAAGACCGAACGAGCCGTAGGTAAGACTTGT